GTATTTGCAAATAAAGATTTATAACCAAAAGCATCTACTGAAGTACCTGTGGTGTTTGTGTAAGCGGCTTGATAACCTACAGCAGTGTTGTTTGATGCTGTGGTGTTAAGTCTAAGCGCATACAAACCCTGCGCTACATTGTTTGAACCAGTTGTTGTAAATTCCAAAGCGCCAAGACCAACAGCCGTGTTTTCTTGTCCCGTTGTGTTTGATTTAAGAGCCTGTGCCCCAACCGCAGTTCCGTATGCACCAGTCGTGTTGACATACATCGATTGATAGCCAATCGTGGTGTTATAAGTGCCACTATTAGAGCCAGCCAAAGCACTAGCACCCACCGCAGTATTGGTAGCCACAGCACCTGCACCACGGCCTACTGTTAGGCCATAAACATTCAGGTCAGTACCAGAGTACAAAAGGTTCGCAGAGTCAGTGAGTAAACCACCAGTTGACGCATAAGGCACACGACCAGAAGTCAATCCAGACAATGTGACAGAGCCAGATGAAGTTAATCCAGTTAATCCTGTAAGAACACCTGCATCACTCAAGATGCCAACAGAGTTCTGAAGCAACTTGCCTGTAGTTGTGTCAAAACGGGCTAAAGCATTGTCTGTAGAAGATGCAGGGCCAACAACATCACCTGATCCACCACCACCTGCCGCAGCAATCGTGATCGCACCCGCAGCATTGGTAATTGTGATGTTTGTTCCCGCAGTTAATGTGGCTTTGGTTAGAGTGTTACCAGTGCTATTACCAATCAGCAGTTGACCATCTGTGTAGCTTGTCTGTCCTGTACCGCCATTAGCGACAGGCAGAGTTCCCGTCACACCTGTAGACAAAGGCAAACCAGTTAAGTTTGTAGCAGTACCGCCCGATGGAGTACCCAAAGCACCACCATTGACCACAACCGCACCAGAAGAGCCTGTATTGACTGCTAGAGCCGTTGCTACACCTGTACCTAGACCTGACACACCAGTAGAGATTGGAAGCCCTGTAGCGTTCGTTAAAGTTGCGCTAGTAGGTGTTCCAAGGATAGGAGTCACCAATGTAGGTGAAGTAGCAAATACTGCTGATCCTGAACCTGTTTCATCTGTCAAAGCACCTGCAAGATTGGAGGAGCTAAATGAACCTAAAGATGTTGCATTGCCAACAGAAGTGACTGCACCTGTTAAGTTAGCGTTAGTTGTGACATTACCTGCAGTCAAGCCAGAGGCAGTACCTGTGATGTTTGTGCCAACCAAAGCGGATGGAGTGCCTAGAGCAGGAGTTACTAAGGTAGGACTATTGGCAAACACCAAAGCACCTGAACCTGTTTCGTCTGTTACGGCAGAAGCCAAGTTTGCAGATGATGGAGTACCCAAAAAAGTAGCTACGCCAGTACCCAAACCACTTACGCCAGTTGAGATTGGCAATCCTGTCAGGTTAGTTGCCGTACCAGAAGCAGGAGTTCCCAATGCGGGAGTCACCAAAGTAGGACTGTTTGACAGAACAACAGAGCCTGTACCAGTAGAACTAGTTACACCAGTACCACCATTTGCAACGGGCAAAGTACCAGTAATGTCGGCAGTAGAAAGGCTTACTGCATCCCATGAAGCGTTAGTGCCATCAGTTTGGAGATACTTGTTTGCGTTACCTGTTTGGGTAGGCAAGAGGTTGTTCAGAGCAGCAGTAGCCGTAGAAGCACCTGTACCGCCATCAGCAACCGCTAAATCAGTAATACCAGTAATAGAACCGCCAGTAATTGCGGCAGAAGCATTGTCTGTTTTAGTGCCAACAGCAGTTTGAATGTTGTTGAACTCTGTATCAATCTCAGTACCCTTGACAATCTTTAAAGGATTGCCTGGTGATAGGTTGTCTTTTGATGCAAAGTTAGTAGTTTTGGTGTAATTTGACATAGTTTACCTCTTACCCTATTTTGCCATCTTTGGCTTGAATTTCAATCTTTTGTAGAGAAAACGATGTTCCATTTATCGTAGTCTCATATCCAGTTTGGACAATCTTTCCTGAACCTGAACCATTTGCAGTTAAAGTCTTAATTGGAACACCGCTTGTGTATTCAGCAATGTTGTACTCAGCAGTCCCATACTCATAACTTGTTTGAGCAGGGATGTAGACGTTCTCAGCACGATAAGAACCTGAGTAGTCAAAGCCCCAATTGATAGACAAAAACTGATTTGAGCCACCAATCACAATGGCAGTCACAGACTTCAGAATGGAAATCTGATTAGGGTTTCCTAAGTCAGCATTGTTTGTGTAGTACGCAAATCGGTACGTTGTTGCGTCATCAAGATAAGTTCCATACTTACCGATATACCCATTCTTACCAATGTACAAGTCGCCATTACGCAAAGAACGCAAGGAAGTTGGAGCAATAGAGTCCCATTTCGTTACACGGGAAGCTCCATCTTGCAAAGATTGCTTGGTATCGAAGCAGTAAACTTGGAAAGTAGCGGGTAAAACAAGCAGATAAAAGGCTTCTTTTTCTGAGTAAACAGATTTCAGATTAGCCAATGTTTCGCTTGCCAATGATGAATTTAGGTCAAAACGCACATTTTTTGACAAGTCTCTCAGGGGTGCAGACTTCTCTTGGATAGTCCTCATCAATGAACGAACACCTGAATCTGACAAGAAAATAACATCAGAACCAACGCTTTGAATCGTATCTCTAGCAATACATCCAATAGAGCCAATTGTGTCGCTCAGAACCAAGGATGCGGGTGTAGAAGCACCAGAATAGACAAGAATCTGTCGTTTACCAAAGATAAACAAGAAATCATTGTGAGCTGCCAAGCCCATTACTTCATCCGCACCATTAGGCCATACACGAGAAACATCTAAATTCCCTGAAGTGCCACCACCCCATACATGACCTGCAATCAGATCAGAGAAGGTAACAGTTACTTTATCTGTAGCAGTATTAGCCACCCACAAGCGACCAAATGCTGAAATAGCAATGTTTGCTTGAGGAACAGTAGCCACATAGCCAGACTTCTCAGAGACTCTGCGATAAGTAGTTGTACTTACTGCGGGGTCATAAATCAGAGGATCGTGACCAGTTTGGAAGAAATATGCAATGCCATTTAAGGATGCAGTTTGCCAGTTAGATGCAGTAATAGTAGGAGCAGTACCACCACCACCATAGGTCAACTCAGTCACCGCATTAGAAGTGCCAAGTTTGAATATCTTGTTGTTGCCAGCAAATAGAACTGTAAGAGTCCCGTCAGTCTGGACTAATTCATGGATCACGCCAACATCATTAGCACCTAGATTGCCAGAGGAGGAGTTAACTCTTGACCAACCTTTTCTAGCACCAATACGACCATACTGATCCAAGATGCAGTTAGTTGCAACCAAAGCAAATCCCGCCCCTAAATCAAGGGGAGAATCTTCAGTATTCAGGCCATAAAAGCCTGGTGCTGAAAGACTGTAACTTTGGAGTTGTGCTGCCATTAGACCGCCACAAAGTTGTCTTCAGGATAACGAGTGGACTCCAATGCAATAGCATCAGAGAGCATTCCTCTAAACAAGGCATAAGCCTCAGAAGAGTTTGTTCCACCATCTTCACCACGCTCAATCAAAGCACGAGCATAAGCACTTTGAGTCACCAAGTAATCAAGAACTTTTACAGATGTTGAATCGGAACTTAGATTTGCTTGTGGGATAGTTACATCAAACTTCAATGTATAAACACCATCAGGAACGGGAAACAGATCAACCTTTGTGTCGCCACTACCATCTACCCCACTAAAGCAGAACTCGCTAGGAATAGACTGTGAAGGCGTACCAAAGTTGAGCTTGCGGTTCATGTCCGCAACAGTGGTGTTGTCTAAAGTAATAACACTGGTAGTGTTAATAGCGTCATTGATACGAAACTTCTGACCCGCACCCGTCAACGCATAGGAACTTGTACCAGAAGTAGTAGTAACTGTAATTGTTTGTCCTAAGACATTCCAATTATAGGAATCCTCAATCTGACGTTTTGCATCATTGACAAACTTGCCAATCAAAGAAGAATAGGTTGTTTCGCCAACAGTAGATACTGTGCTTTCACGCAAGCGAACTAACACATCGTTAACAAGTTCTAAGTAGGTCATGTTCGTTGCGCTCCCTGAACCTCAAATGTTGCAATAAAACTAAAGGAACTAGCCGCTTCAGTAGTAAGTTGAATCCTATCGCCCTCTTCTAAAACGATATAAGCCGCACCATCAAATTGCAGGTATTCTTTAGAAGTTAAGTTATACGAAGTAAGAATATCCAAGGTTGTGGCAGCACTTGCGTCATACCATTGAACAGTAATGTGCTTAGTCGAACCGCCAGTGTTGTGAATGTACATCACAGTAAACTTGGCGTAGTAACCCGTAGGAACTGTATAAACAGTTGTCAGCGTATTGGCTGTGGGGTTAAGTCCGACTGATACTGGCCTCATTTACTATTCCTCTTAGAGATCGCTTTAGCTTTAGCTTTAGCGTCTTCCTTGGACGTTGCGCCCCAAGCTCTAAGAGAAAGTAAAAGTCGGGTAGGCTTTCCATCTTTCATCTCAGCGCCAGGCATATTGCCCATTCGTGCTAAAAAGGATGCCCTACGAGGGTTATCTCCCGACTTGACTGGTGGTTTTAAATTGCCACCTGTTTCTGCATTATACGATGCTCTGCCTTTGGCATTCAAGCCCCCCTTGGGGTTTTTTCCTTCTTTTGTTTGCCAAGCAGGACTCTTCATATCTACCTCATCTAAATTTTGCTGTTTTCTTTGCAATTGCTTTAGGTTGGGCAACAAACTGTTTGCCAGCCTTTGTGCCTTCACGCTTGGCTTTAGTGGTTGCTGCATATTCCTTGGAAGACAAAGATTTGATAGCCGCCTCGGGCAAATACCTCTCACCCGTAACAGAGGAAGGCTTACCAGACTTGGTGCGCCATTTCTGGTCGCCCCAATCTTTTAAACTCTTTTGAGGGGCTTTCATTTCATCTTTTTAGCGCATTTACCCATAGATTTGCACTTGCTAGGTGTTGGGCAACCAGCGCAAGGCTTAAAGGTTTTAGCAGCTTTGATTTCAATAACACGCATAATTTTCTCCAGTTAAGATTTGTAACCGCCACCCTTGGCTTTGTATTCTTTAGCTAACAGTTGTGCTTTACGGGCAGACCATTCACCAGGATCACCACCCGAGCCACCCGCCTTAATCTTCTCAAACAAGGCTTTACGCATGGTAGGTTTGGTGTAAACCTTTGCTTGATTGACCTTAGACTTCATTTCTTCTTAGCCTTTCCCACTTCAGATAAAGCAATAGCCAAAGCCTGTTTTGGATTAGTTACCACCTTTTTATTGGTAGTCAACTTGCCCTTACCAAACTCAGTCATCACTTTGCTGATCTTCTTTTGGGCTTTAGTTTTCATATCAGTACAATATCTTTGCGATGATTGTTCCAGATGTATACGCTGTGCAATTGGCTCTCAAATATTTAGGAGCATTAGCCAAAGTAACAAAGCCATCAGCCGTTAAAGCAGTGCCAACAGTGCTAAATGTTGTGCCATCAAGACTACCTTGAAGGGCAACAGTAGCAGTTGTAATGCCTGTAACGTGCAGAATTGCTGGCATACCAGCATCTACCTGAACAGCTTTAGAAGCACCTGTAGCAGTAACAGAGCTAAGAAGCGTAACGGGAGCAGTTAAAGAAGACATTATTTACCTCGTCCAGACTTTTTCATCATATTAGTAGCTGTGCGACCACCACGGGTAGGCATAGCTCTAGGCTTACCAACAGCAATCATTATGGACAAAGGCATTCCTTTTTTAGAATCCTTTTTAGCCTCTTTGGGACTAGACATTTTGGGTGTTTTGCCGTACATGGTTTTTCCTATCGAACTAGCTTGGTTGCAACAAAAGAAATGACACCGCCAATAACAGAGGCGATAGCCATTCCAACGAAAAAACCACCTTTAGATTTGTTGGCCATCTCTAAAAGCGTTTTAATATCTTGGCGAAGTGCGTGGACTTCTGCTTGTAAAGCCTCAACTTGGGCTTCTAACTTACCAAATTCTCTTGGATCAATCTCAGACATTTGATTTCCTTGGACGACCCATCTTCTTAACAGGTACTGGAGGTTGCAAGACTATTTGCTTTTCAGAAGTTTCTTCTTTAACTTCATCAATTCTGACGTATCCTTCGTGACCTTTCATGCTATCAATATCATGCTGATAGGTAAAAGTTACTGTGTTTCCCGACTGCAAACAACGGAAAGTAGCCATAAAAACTCCAAAAAAAGGGGGGTATTAGCCCCCTTTAATTAAACTGCACGACCAATAATCAAGGTCAATGTAGTTGATGCCAAGTCTACAGAACTGCCTGTAGGGTTATAAGACACGATAGTAACTGTATTAGCGGCTGAAACATAGGCTCTACGAACCAAACCTGCCTCAGAAACGCCAATAGACATACCGATAACCATATCGCCCAAAGCAACGCCTGGAACTGTAACTGTATCTGTATCAGTTGCAGTAGTAGCTATTGATGCGGTATTTAGAGTACAAGTAACTTCCCAAGTGTCTGCAAACAAACCTCGGAACTGGTCATTGCCCCTGCGGGAAACGACTGCTGTTGCTGCTGCCATAATAAATTCCTCCTAAATTAAGAAAAAACTCCCCCACCCGAAGATGAGGGAGAAGTGGCAACTATTAGGCTGGAACTGCTAACGCAAATGCGCTAGAAGACAAAGCTGCACCAGTTGTGGCGGCTGTACGCATTGCTTTCACACCATAAAGTGTGTCAGATGTGAACAAGGTAGCCAAGTAGTCTTGTTTGTACTGAGTCTGTGAGCGGATGCCCATTTGCTCAACCAAAACCATAGAGTCCTTGTGACCCATCAAGCAGATACGATCTGTTGTGGAGTTACCAGCAGCAGTATCAGCATTGCTTGTTGTGAACACGGGGATGCCATACAGTTGACCGATTTCACCATTACGGATTGCATTACCATTACCAATAAAAGCCTGTTCTGTGTAACGGGAAAGACCCATCAACGTATTGCGGCTTGAAGGAGGAATGATAAAGAAGCGACCATCCATAGGAGTGTCGTTGTCATCCAAACGCTGAATAGTGCGACGAATAGCAGCGTCAGTCAATGCGGAAGCATTGGAAGATGTGCTGTTATAAACAGTAGTACCATCACCGCCAACAAAGGCTTTGGTGGATGTATTGCTTGTCGCATAGTCGTTAGTACCGACAGTAGCACCATTGAATGCACGACCTAATTGGATCAAGCTAGTGTCTACTTGCTTGGCAAGCGCATAGCCAGCGTCAGCAGTGTAGAACTGGCGCAAGCTGTTCAGGGCTTGTGCTTCAACGATGTCCTCAATGAAACGTGAATACTCAAAGTGTTGGTTAATGCTAACCAGAACTTCTGTCTCAGTGTCGGCAATCAATGTAACGGCAGTAGATGCCGCTTTTGCTGTAGCTGAACCACGGGTAGGAGCTGGAATGTGAACAGTGTCTCCTTTCTTGCCCTTGAAGTTCATCTTCATTACGATGTTAGCCAAAACAAGGTTTTTCTTGTAAGCGGCTACGATTTCGTCAGACCAGATTTCTGGAATGAACTTTTCTGCGGTGGTTACTGTTACCGCTGGTGTTGGATATGCCATGATTAAATCTCCTAAAGTTTAACGAACCCGACCCTCTTGATAGGCTTGCATGATTTCATCACTTAAAGCGTCATATCTGTTTGGGTCTTGCATTTTGAGCCGAATAAGGTCAGCCCTTCTGTATACCTTCTTTGATGATTCACCAGAGCCACCTATATCAACACCTACTGCCTTTAAGTTCTGCTTGCGAGTTACCTCGCCATCATCACTCGTTTGCTTCTGTTTAACAGAACGTAACTGTTTATAGGTAGATAGCAATTCATTGGCTGAGTCGAAATCATATCCAGAATCGGCTTGCTCAAAAATCTTGATGCGAACAGGGCTAGACTTCACCCAATTTGCAAAGTCCTGATCTTTAGCAATTTCGCCAAAGTCGGGATGTTCTTGCGCTAACCTTTGCTGAATTTGCGCCCTTTTCATTTCTAGCGTTACTTGACGTGCCGCTAGGATGTCAGGGTGATTATCAACAGTCCTTTGAACTGCCTTCTGTGGATTCTCAAAGAAATCTACTTCAGGCTCTTCCTGTCTAGTTTGTTGTCGTGAACCAAGGTTCTGTTTGATAAGTTCATCGGCTAACTTTCTGACCTCGCCTACTTCCTGTGCTTGCTTTCCAATTAGCTTTTCAGCCTCTTGGTGCATCCTCACAATGTCGTCTAAACTTTTATCCCTGTATTTCTCAGGAAGTTCAGGCTTTTGCTCGATCTTCTGTTGCTCAATCTCTAACTCACCCAACTCTTCTTTGTCATCATCAATCAACATACTTTTTCCTTTTCCTGCCGTTGTTCGGTTGTAGGAGATTCAACTCGGCATAATTGCTTATGAGTTGAGTTTCTGCTCGGCTTTTAATCTATCTAAGTGACTTTTCTCGAACCTTCCATGCGCTGATGGAAACGCTCCAGACCACCCTTCTAGCTTAAAAGCTGGTGCAGATAAAATGCGATGAGTTTCCTCACCACAATCACACACAAGACTTGTTGTCTCATAATCAACAAATCTCTCTGTCTTATGCCCGTTTATACAGGCAAATTCATACATTCTTCTCATTTAAGTCCTCAAATGCTCTTTCGCTGACTTGTTTCAAGTTTTTCAGCCAAATTAGTATTGAATACTCGCCTTTTCTGAATTGTAGACTTTTTTCGTCTGCAATTGTTGCAATATTATTCAAAGGCTCTATCATTTTGTCAACATCTTCCATTAAATCTATCCACCCTTGAGTGGACATCATGGAAAATCTCTCAGAATAGTAGCGTTCTAGTTCTGGATTCATTGTCTAGTCATCTGCTTTTCAACAATCTTAGCCTTGTTCTGAATATCTGCTTCTTTTAGCATCAATTCAGCAACTTTGACACGCTTATCAAACTCTCGTGAAGCCAAAGCATCGTCAGTTGGGAGGTTCTTGGTATTAGCCGCCATGCTCTTTGCTTGCAACTCAATAGGCATCAATTGCGCTTCAGTCAATAACTTTTGCGCTTCAGCCTTGTTCTGCTCTGCTTGCGTAGTTTGGACAGCAATCTGTGCTTGAGCCAGTTGCATAGCCAATTGTTGTTGCATCTGAGCCGCTTGTTGAGCCTGTGGATCAGCAGTAGCCATCTTGTCTAGCATCTCAATCAACTCAAATCTGTTTGACAGAGAAGAATTAGCCATGATGCCCTTCAAAATGATAGGCAAAACAGGTGTATTAGGGCCAAGAGTCTGTAAAAGGGCAATGAACTGTTGTTGCTCATGCTCTCTAGCAATGATACCGAGTGCTGCCGTAGGAATGAACTTCATGTCCACAGTAGGGTAACGCTCTGGATCGAACTGCATATAGCGGTAAGCGGCTTTGGTGATAAAGGGGATCATAAAATCCTCTTGGAAGTTCACCAATGTACGCTTGTATTTCTTGATAATCGAGGCAGTAGCCATCGAAATACCGCCCTGACCTGCATCTCTGGAGACAGCAGTAACCATTCCCTGTGAGTCTAAAGTGCCTGTTGCCATCAAAAGCATACGCTCAAACTCTTTGGCAGTTGTCAGGTTAGAACCATCCGTATTGCCAAACTTGAACGGGAACAGAATCTCATTGGGATTGCCGTTTGTCAGGATTGCCTTGCCTGGTTTGACTTCAAACTTAGCACCCCTTGGGAGACGGGTAGCATCCATAGCCATCATTGGGCTAGTTGTAAGAGCTAGTGAATCTAAATGGCTACGCACTTGGGCATCTATGGCTTTTTGTGAGTTGTAAGCCTTCTCAACAGTACCACGACCCAACAAACGATTAGGAACTGTATCGTCCTGATAAGCAAGGATTGGGCGATCTTTCATCATGTATGGGTTCTTTTCTGCCTTCAGAAGAGTCCCATCATTAGCGATAACGACAATAGCCTCAACCATATCGGAATACTCATCCTGAATAGAGTCTTCGGGGAATAAGTCTTCTACTTCTCCATCTTCTTCGTTTTCCAACTGTTCTAAGTACTCACGGGGAACGAGTCCATAGTAAGTCAAAAGTTTAACTTTATCGTCTTCGTACTGAGAGACTTCTTGTGTAGGTTCTAAGTCTGTATCCATCGAGTCAGTGCCGACTTTTACCTTGCGGTAGATGCCTTCTTCTTGACCTTTAACGACCTTGTGGATGGAGACATACTTCTCAATAGCCACACCCATACAGTCATCAATAGATGTTCCATTGGGGTCAAACAGGAAGTTACGGGGGTTAACAGGAACAATCTTGACTGCGATTCGGTCTTGTTCTACTACACCGATAGCGGCTTGTCCCATTTGACCAGGTATTGCTTGAGTAGCGGGAACAAAGACTTTCTCTGTTTTGACAACAATCTCACCGATGCCAGTACCATAGATTTCTGCCAACAGCTCAATCTGGTCAATAGACTTGCGAATCTTGTCTACTTTGAAGTCTTCCATCAGTTGTGCTTTGATGGCAGCGACATCTAGGGGGCTACCATTGACATCACGAATATCGTCTTGAATGTCAAAGAACTCACCCTGACCAAAGATGGCTTCCATGATCTCGGCATGGCGTGTCTCTACGGCTTGTTGGGTAGCGGGGGTAACGATTCTTGAACGCTCGGACTCACGAGTTTTATCTTGGGCATCCCATTCACCATTGAAGATGCGCTCATACTCTAGCCAATCATCAAGACAATTGACATCTCTCCAATCCCTCCACCTGTCACAATGGTTGACAACAAAGTTAACTATCTCTTTGTCTGAGTCGCTAGGTTCTTGGAATTCCATTCTTATACCCCACTAATAATATCTACAGGTTGCCAATCCTCACTGTCATCTTCTTCCATGTAAGATGTAACAGCCAGTTGGTCAATGTAACTGAGGGAGTCAGGCAAGTCATCATGGACTCCTTGAGCAGGGAACAGGATTAACTGGTCTACAAACTCATCCCAATCTTCTTCCGAATTTAACACAATTCTGCCATGCTCGAACCTACCTTGTAAAGCCCAGATGATTCTGTCTGCTTTTTTTCTATTCCCGTGGGTCAAATCTATAATGTGAGCATAGGTATTATTCTTACGCATTAAGTCACTAAGATACGGCAAAACAGCGTTCTTTAGTGCCCCCCTCTCTATCCCCACGGATAAAGGGCGGTAGTCCCGAATAGCTATCAGTATCTTGGAGGCGGTTTCTCGGATGTCCCATCTCCCGTGTTCAATCTTCTCAACAAACCACTTCCCATCGTCTGTCACCTTCACGATTGAGATAGCAGACTCGTCCAGACGTTTCTTAGCATTGGCTGCTTGTTTGGCAACTTCCTCAAATCCCGCAAGGTCAACAGCGATGTAATAGCTTCCATGTTCAGGACTAACCCCGTATTTGATCCACTCTTCCTTGAAGATATCAGAACCCGCATTGGTAAACGAAGCCATAAACTCTTGCTTAAAAGCGAAAGAACTCAGGGTCTTTTTAGCGGAATCTATCTCTGCTTGGTCAATCAAGGGGTTATCAGCAGTGGTGAAGTGCCAACTCTTCCAATCAGGGTCATCCTCTGACTCACCTAGTTTGAAGGTATCGTAGAACCAGTTGCGTCCCTTAGGAGTGCCGATAAAGAGTGCTCTCCCCCGTTTATCAGACAAACTGGCACGAATGACCTGTTCCCATGCTTCGGGTTTAATGTCAGCAACCTCATCTAGTACGGCATAGGTCAAGCTAACGCCACGAAGGGTATCAGGTCTATCCGCACCACGAACGTATATCCTAGCCCCGTTTATCAGGGTAATGTCTAGGTTGTTTACATGGGATGACTGAATAACCTCTCTGCCAAGGTCTAGCAGTAAGTCCCAAATAATCTGTCTTGATTGTCCCATAGTGGGACTAACATAAAGAACCGCAGAGCCTTGTGGACACTTTAGTCCTTCAATGAGTAGGGTAACTGCCGCCATACGTGACTTACCGCACCTACGCCCAGCAGCCACAACCTTGAATCTCGTGGAATCTTTGAAGACTTCTTGTTGCCAGGGCAAGAGAGAGAAATTAAGGTCTGCCATCAAAGTACTCCATATCTGTGGGTTTAATCGTTATTGAAGCACTAATAGACCAATCCTTGTTGTTCAATATGGCTTCCAATAACTCAGGCAACTTATCCTTCGGAACCAACAACTCACTCTTTTCCATGTATTCAGGTCTGTTTACAGTAAGAATCCAATTAACCATATTTAGCCTCTACATCTTCAGGTTCAGTGTCGATTATTGTCGGCTCTTGTCCTAAACCAGTGATATTGATGGTTACGGCACTTCTCTGGCTCTTATCCTTTTCAAACAAAGAAACAGGAAGAGTCCTATCTAAACACATCTTCAAAGCTACCAATTGATGGGGATGCTCATCATTAAGGGCAATCTCAATAACCTTCTGAGCCACATCCTTACCTCCACTCCTGATCATTAGCTCTTTAAGCTCCTTGAGACGTTGATGGTCTGTCTTAGGTAGTACAAGGGGTGGATTGTCAGCAAACCTCTGTATGGTCATCTTGACGCTTCCCTTGGGTCTTCCTCTTCCTCTTTTCAATTGTTCCATTAGTTCTCCTTGGAGTTGAATTTAGCTTTTTCTGAGGATAGGCGGGTACACAAATATCTACCAACCCAACCTACCCCCTCCCCCCCCATACATCTCACCACCTAGGGTTTGTAGATATTT